TTAGTCCGTTATAAACTTGTCCGAATACCGCTTCAAAATAACCGCTAGTTGTTCTCGGGTCAATGTATCCTGCCATTTGCAGTCGCCGGTTTCGTCACCTACAATTAATCCGTTGTCAGTGGCCCATGTCGCAGCTTCCGTGGCCCATGAACTCGGTGTGCTTGCCATATCTTCCTCGCTTTCCGTTGAACCCGCAACAGGCACAACAATTGCCGTTTCATAGTCTTTCAAATTGATGCTTGTGGGATCAGGCAGAATTACAAGTCCGTTTCCGGTGTAAACGTCTTTGCCGGTGATACCCATGTCAACACTGTTTGCTTTGAGGAATGCAGTCATTTCAGACATTGACAATGAGCGTCCAATGTTCTTCAAAAAGAAATGGTTTATCAATGCAATCTGACCGGACAGAAAAGGACCTGAAAAACTTGTTCCAAACTGGTTTACCGCAATACCTGTAGTTGTGGGCTGATAAAATCCTGTCGGTGCGCAGAAATCAACATACTCGCTTGAACTGGTGTAATTTTCAACTCGCCATTCGCCATTCACCAATGCTACAGCACCGCAGCCGAGCCATGCTTCATCCTTCATCAGCTTGGAATAATTGCTGTCGCCGCTGTTTCCAGCACTGTTTACCAGCGTGCAGAATGGCATAAGCTGTCCATAAACTGAATCATAACCGGCTTTAGGCCAAATCATAGAGCGAAAACCCGTGTCAGGTTTCATTTTCAAAAGCAATGGAAGCGCCGTGTCTTTCAGAAATCCATCCACAAGCCCAACAGTTCCGGGCGCGTCGGGTTCATACATCTGCACAATTTTTCTGCCGGGAGCAACCTGCAAATGCGCCATGGCGGTAAAGTATCCGTGCCCGTCGCCATCAACGAGCGGTGCTATGTCGGTGAACAGTGCGGATACATTGTCCTTCATGTTTGCTTCAATTGGAAACCGCTCAAAAGTCAAAGACAATCCGAGCGAACCATCATACCCGGCATCATGCCATCTACTGACGCCTGTAGCATCAAATACAGCTTTGTTTTCGTTAAGTACAACTATCATGGGCTTACAGCGTGTTCGCGCTTGTCGGATTGTTGACGATGCCGAACGCAACCAGCACGGGCAACAGCACATTTAAAAGCCCGTTTACAGTTTCGGAAATATCTACTTTCAAAAACTCCTTTACGCAGAACACCACAAGGGATGCAACTGCAAGCCAAAGTGCCCAAGATTTAAAACGATTCTGTGTCATGATTTGCTCCTTTCAATTATGCCGTGGTTTTTGCCTTGTAAACCGTAGTAAACGAAGATTCATTATATATGTTGTAATTGCATTCCGGAAGAGTTATACCAGAACCGGGGCCAGACCATTCAGTTTGTGCAAAACTTTTTATCGTTCCCCAACTTCCACCGCTATAGGTAAAATAATGAATACCAGTATTTATAAGCCATGTCCCATTAAAATACCACGGATTAGACGAAGCCATTACAAGATAAGCAGTTCCGCTAATAATTTCTATTAGTTGATACGGATAATCCTCCGTTAATACGGGACTGTCAGGATAATTTTCCCATTGCTGATACGGTGAAGCGGGTGCGCCACCCCCACCATTTCCATTTCTGCCTATAGCGCCTGTCAGCATGCGAAATATGTATGGACGCATGACTCACACTCCAATCGTGACAATGGAAACAGTGAACACGGTGCCGCTTTCAGGCGTCCATCCTGCATCGGTGGAGAGAATGCCGTAAAGCGTTGTACTGTCGGATGCAAGGACGCCAGACAAATTAGGCGTGTCAGCCTGCCCCCATACGGTGTCTCCAAGATCGACAGGTGTTGCGATGGACAGATAGCCAAGATATTTGCTTCTGTCGCCGGACGGAAGGTTATAAGCGGAATTATCAGCAATCGCCGTTGGAGCGGTGTTGTACAGGTGCAGCTTGATAGCGTCGATTCCGGTAGGAAGAGTGCCGGTGTCAATTCTAAGCGATGCGCCGATCACAACAACGGGAGAACCGGGAAGATTCGACACGTCGGAAAACGTTAAATATTCAACGTCTTTTCCGCCCGTAAGGGTAGCCGCACCAAATGACCCGTTGGCGCATGTTTCGGTTGTAGTGATGGAATTTGCGGCGCTTCCCGCTGTATCGGCCGTCAGAACAACGGTGTCGCCTGCTCCGTCAGCACCGCCTACCCCAACGGTATCCGATGCCGTGATAGCGGCAACAAGCGCGGTAACGGCATTTGCAGCGGTGCAATCGGTTCCTGCGGTTGTGGTGCCGAGGGTGGCGGCGTCAAATACGTTTGTTTCTTCTGTAAAATCGGATGTAGTTGCGATACTGTTTCCCGCTGTACCGCCAACCAGCGCGGTAATCGTGCTGATATCCGAAGAAAAGTTTCCAGCGGTAACGTCCAAGTGAGCACCGGAGACTCCATCATCACCGTTAATGGCATCGACAATATTATCCTGTGTTCCAGAAAGGTCGTCTCCAAGAATAATTTCACCGTCGACAGGTTGCGTACCCGTTTCTTCAAACGTATCAGCATCAACGAAGGTATATGTTTTATAACCAATAGTGAATGTGTCGCCCGCCGTAGGCTGCGTGTCAACCGTAAGAGCGCCCGTTGCTTTTGTTGCGTATGAAGTAATATCAACCGCGATGTTTCCGAGTCCAACAGTCTGATCGGTGTCGGCCGCAAACTCATATTTATCCTTTCCGATAGATACGACCTCACCATCTTTGACTACTCCGGTCAATGTGAGCGTTCCGGTTGCGGAGGCGGACAAAGTTCCAATTACATCCCCGGCAGTATAAGCGGTTGTATTTGCAGGCCGGGTAATGCTGTCGGAGGCCCGCTTTCCGATTCTTGCGTTAAAAGTACCCATGTCATTTCATCCTTTCAATTTCCGCTTTTTAGAGTGTGGGCGGTATCGTTTAGCCATTGTTCCAGTTCGTTTATGCCTTGCGTAACCGGCCCGTTACATCCCTGCTCCTGTAACCCGTACAGCGCCGCACGAACGCTTTTAAGGATCATTCGCTGTTCTCCTGCGACGCCTTTCATATCGGATTCCAGGTTTTTGATCCTTCGCCCGTGTCCGCATGTTGATATCAGATATGTAGCAAGTCCGCCTATCACAAGCGAAAGAACAATCGGAATGGCTGGCTTAATGAATACTTCCCACATCTTGTTTCCTTCTTTCATGCGCTTATTGATGCATATTGCGAGATTATGCTTGAATCAGTCAATGCCTCGCATTTCTAATATTTTTGCCTTTGCCTGATTGTAAGCGTCTCTGTAGATGGTTTTAATATCCTTGATCTTGTCTTCCGTGGATTCAGACTTATAACTGCTTGATTTTAGTTTTGCGGTTAACACTCTTGTCACATACTCGTCGTAGACTTCATTAAACTTCATAGTTTCAGAAGGCGAGAGTTTAATGGTTTCGCTACCGTGCTCAAATGAAATGGGCGGTTGTTTGGGTAAAACAGAATAATCGTGGCTATCGCCAAGTTGATAGAGCCTGTACAATTCCTGCTTCACGGAATCATCAAGAGAAACCGCATTGTCCAAAACAATGTTAAATGTGGACAATATGTCTTTACCCGTTGATTTCCCTAATGCTGAATTTCCAGCAAGAATAAAAATATTACTATAACTTGCTTTAAACTCCGGAGAAACACTTCCAATAATATCAATAATATACCGTTCGACATTTGCGACCGGGACTCCGAACATCGTCCCGATTGTAACCGAAAGTTCTTGCAGCGGGCTTGTTAGAATTGTTGGGTTTGCTTTTATGTAATCAAGTACACTTCCACCATTACCTGTTATGTCGGAAACCCCACCAACAACCCGGTTTAAAGACGTAGATAGCGCGAGGATTCCATTCACAAGATCATTAATTGTAGATATATTGGGTGCTTCAACGTCATACCACTTATCTCCAGTGATTGCGCTGTTTAATAAGGAATACAGCTCTCCACCGCCAAGGAAACTTCCGGATATAGTTGATAGCATTTCTTTCTCAAACTTTTCCTCTTCTTTCCCGCGAACCTTTCTCCACGCATTATTTATAATTGAAATCATGGCAGCACCAGCAGCCAACGCGGATATAGTTCTAACAAACTGCTGACTTGCCGTTTTTGCAGCTTGTTTATTGGACGCAGTCGGGTTGCTTTTATACTCAGTTTTAGCAGAACGCATGCTTTCAACTGATTCGACTAGCATGTTATAGTTTTGGAGCCTTTGCGTCATAAACATGGTTAAACTTCGAACCAACTGATCGTCGCTTCTTAATACCTGCGGTCTTTGCAGCAAGGTATAATTGGGCTGTGTATCATATATGGTACGATTAAAAACTTCCGCAACAGACTTGTAGAATTCATCCGTTCCCGCTTTTAATTCTGTGTTCTGGTCAACATACGCCTCCGATGCTTTCCATATTCTGCCCACAGTAAATACATCCGCCGACTGTACCCAGTTCATCAGCGCGGGAAGCTTTTTGGTTAAGCCTTGCTTCTGAGATACATCGCCAAGTTCTGTTGTAGAATTTCCCTGTCGTCTGTACCACAATAGCGGAGTATATCGGTCAATTAAATCGTAATCGACCTTTCCAGAGACTATGCTTTTAGAAACTGGAATCCACCCTAGATTAGCGGCGGCTGTGGGCAAGGAAGCAACCTGCTTCATGGTTACGCTCGGATTGAGGGCTAAGGTGGCTTGCGCAAAGTTACCGCGAAGCTTCATCAAAGTTCTTGATAGCCCGTCCACTTTACCGTTTGGTCTTTGAATGTCCGCTATCATTTTTTCAATATACTCTGATGCACTTTTTCCCCACTTTTGAGAAAGGGCATTTTTAACGCTGTTTGCGTACTCCGGCATAGTTGCGTTATATACTTTATTGAAATTGCGAACTGGGGCGGCAAGTCCATTATATTTTGACACATTATCAATCTGACGCAGAAGTACACTGGTAACGTCCTCCAGAACAATCGGATTAGAGGAAGCAACGCGGCTTTTTAGCAGCCCCATCCCCTCGATTGTGCCGTCATGTATCAAGCTTTCAAATTCGCTTCGCGTAAAGTTCTTATTAGAGTTGATGGGAAAGTAATCGTCTACGGTTGCCAGTTCATAGCCAAGCAGTTCCAACGACGTTTCATTGATTGCGTTTTTGGAAATTGTATTGAAATAGTTATATGCCAAATCCGCGAATTGCCCTTCCTGCTCAGTCATAGAGTTTGTAATACTTTTAATTTGGCTTGGAGAAAGCTTAATAATTGTACCTTTTGCGTAAGCGTCGGACAGATTTCCCGCTAAATACAGTTTTGGGTTCGGAATTGTTATCCCTCCGCTGTTGATATGCCTCAAATTGTCAGCGTTCAACGAGTGCAAATATAGCGATATTCTCATGGCTGGAGTGATTTTAACGGCCGTTCCGTTGGGAGCGACTATTCCGGTATCAATGAATTGTGCTTTTGAGCCCGTCCAAGATTCGAATAGCTTTTTATTGCGAGATGTAAAATCATCAAACGATTTTGTTGCTTTCATCTGGAAATCAAGCATTTTTGTCTGGCCGTTTTCAAGTTGTTTATAGATACTATAAAATGAGCCGTCTTTCCATCCAGCAAGTCGCTTAAACATTCTGCCAGGAGAAAGAGATTGTGAATTGTATCCGTTTATTAACATGGATGGTCCAGACGATTTGCTTCCCTTTGCGCTTTCGATTTCAGATATACTACCCTCTGCAACTTTTTTTATTTCTCTTGCCCTTTCTACGCCCACCTCTTTTTTTGCTGTCTTGATTTCGTATTTAACGCCACGCAAAACTTCGGTTAATTCCTGAACATCATTAATATCCATGTCAGCAATCTTTTTACGATCAAGCCGCGCTATCATTTCTTCTGTTTTCTTATTTGGAATAAAATCGGGGTCATTCTGTTTTGCGGATTCATATTCAGCCTTTAAGTTTCGCAAATTCAGTTCAGTTTTTTCCGTCATACCCTTGGCTGTGGTATCAATGTCACCAATCAAAGAGCGCACCTGCGATTTTACATCTGGTGAAAGTTTCATTTTATTCAGACCATGTACTAATGACAACAGTTTCGAACGCTGCGCACTCTCGCTTCTACGTATGCGTTGATGCTCTATAATTTCCTTATAATGGTCTATTGCTCTTTCAAGCCGTACGTTTCCTTTTGCATTTTCCTTGGCAACTGCTATCGCTTTTTCGTGGGCTGCATCCGCTTGGTCAAGCAACCGACGATACATTTCCACGTACTTCGAACGCTCCGTAGCATCTTTAAACTCCGCTTTCTGGTCAGCTAATTTGTCTTGGAACTTTGCTTTTTGTTGAGATAGTTTTTCTGCGGTATCTATTTTTTGTTCCCACAGTGCAAGTTCCTTTTCATACTTTGCAACCTCGCGCTCTGCGGAAATTAGGTTGTTAATATCAAATTTATCCACAATTCCGTCTTTTGCCGCTTGCTGTATCTCTGCAATAGCTCTGTCTCTAATTGCATATCTGCTTTCGGCTGCGCCAACGGATGTACCGCCATAATCGTCCCCATATGTATTTTCACGAACGCCAGTTTGATTTTCATCGACATTTGGCGGGTTCTGTGATAGTATAGTTTCGGAAACGGAACTGCTTCTAGCATTACCGCCAACTTCGCTTTCTGCGGGGGTAACGGGGCTGGCAGATCCGTTTTTATTGCTATTTATCTTAATTTCCCCGTTATTGATCCGGTTCAGGATCACGGATCCGACGCTTCCGTCAAGTTTTGCTTCTGCCTTGCCTCCATTGTCAAATTCAAAATAAATGGATGTTTTCGTTTTTTTACTGACGGTTCCGCTGACACCGCTTGGAAGCGTAAGCGTATCTCCTGCTTGTAATGAATCAACTATATTGGAAGGCTGAGATTTTGTGCCGGTGGATGTAAAGTTTCTTAGGTCGTTGCTTATAAAATCAATTACGGCGTCTTTGGGAGTTTTCACATTAGAGTTACCGCTTATTTCTTTTATACGGCCATCCTTTGTTCTTATGGTTAACTCATAATATGGGCCAAAAGAGTGTCTGTTTGTTGAGAATAAATATCCGGCAAAATTACCATCACCCGTTTTTATGTTTTCCTTTAATACGGAATAAGGACTTTTGCCTTCGTACATTACAGATTGAATCCATTTCTGAGTATCTCCTATTGTGCCTACATCGCTTTGACGTTCACTGACATTGTTTGTTTTAACCGTGGGCGTGACTTCTTTGATTGTTTCCTGCGCTGTTTTTGCGGGTTCAGCCTGTACTGCGTTAGGAACATCCGTTCGACTATCCTGCGCGATTGTGGGGCCTTGTGTGATGTTTCCGATTGCGGTAGCGCCAGCGCCCATAATTCCGCCAGACAGCGCGCCGCCAAGAGCAGACAATACGGGCTGAGTTGCAAAGAACTCCGTGTTCGCCCGCTTGGATGCTTCGGACTTGCTCACGCCGGAATCGACAAGGTCCTGCACATATTGCGCGTACTGCGACTTGTCGCCCATGATTGCCATGTCTGCAAGCGTTTCAGTGTACTGAGAAACAACTTCTTCGGACGCTTCAATCCCGGCCTGTTTCAGGATCTGAACCACTCCGGCTTTTGAAATCAGCTTTGTGGGAGTCTTGGCAAGTTTCAGCAGGTTTTCAAAGGGAAGTTTCTCGGTAAGGTATTCCACAGCGCCGGTGACCGCGGAGTCTGAAAACACCTGTGCCGCAGAACCGCCAGACTGTGCAGACTGCAACGCCTGTGCGCCGGATGCCGCTCCCGCCATGGAAGCAAGTCCAGCAACGCCGAACGGAAGCGAAGATGCAGACTGACCGATAGATATCCCGACGTTCGCCAGAAACGCCTGTGTGGGCGTCATGTCTTTAGTGATCCCGGCGCGTGTAGCCTGCTCTTTAATGGCTGGCAACATCGCGGGGGAATTGGGATCAATCGGCACATATTTACCGGTTACGGCGTTGGAAAGCGCCTGCGCTCCGGCGTACAGCGTACCGCCTACGGACAGTTTGGAATTAAGCAGATTGTTGACAACCGCATACGCTTTGTTTTTAGATGATTTTTCCAACTCGCGCCCATAAACAGACTGTGCTTTTCTCGCGTTCAGCTCCCGATCGATGGTTCCCAGGTACTGGTTCGCCTTGTCCGTTTCGCCTTTCCCAATATAGTAGGCATATACGTTGCGTTCGGCGTCGGTCATGTACTGGTACTTAATATCTTCGGAAACCGCTCCGATTACGTTCGGATCGTACTTGGTGGGGTCGTCGCTTCCTCCATGGGTAGCGGCATACTCCACTTTATTGTCCTCGCTTTGCTTACCCTTGGAGGCGTATTTCAGAAAAGAATTGTCGTTCTGTACCTGCTCCATGGATTTTCTGGTACTGTCCTGCTCCTGATAATATGCATCTGCTCCCGTCTGGTCGCGCTTGTAAACAACATCTGCAATCTGCTTGCCTATACTTACGGACTTTGCTTTTTCGGCATCAGCGAGATCCTGACGTCCGGCCTGGATATAGAAGTCCTCAGATTGTGCCGCTGCCGCAGACTGCTTTTTCAGGGCATCCAGTTGGGCGTTTTCCCGGTCAAACTGTTCGCTTGTGCGGAAGGAGTGAAGTGCGTTTGAATATTTTGTGTGTTCATCTCCAGTTGAAACAACTGAATTTGATATATTTAGCTGCTGATACCCTTGCGGAGCGGAAGATATTACTGGAGATGACGCGGAATGTATATCATCCAAAGTGGGTTTCACGGGCGTATGTATTTCATTTAAAGAAGGCTTTTTTGCCATGCGTTCACGCTCCAATCAGCTGTTCGCCCATGCTTCGTATTCCGAATCTGTAAGTTTACCGTTCGATATTGCGCGCTGTACCCATGATTTAAATTCATACGGCGTGGCGTCCTTATACCAGTCGTCAAGCATTTGAACTTTTGCAGAAGATATAGCGCCATGCGTCGCAGGGTTATAATTGGGATACATCCTGAAAATATCGGAATCTGAAAAACCATATTCCTTTAAGGCGTTTATTACATTATCCGTATATACACCATTGTCCGCCAACGCTTTTGCCTGTGTATATGTAAGAGATTTAGACGACGAAGAAGAACCGCTTGAACTAGATGAAGATGCCGATGCCGCCGTCTGCTGTGCCTTAAACAGCGCGTTTGCCTGCTGTACTTGTGCGTCCGTCCATCCGTATGCGGTTTTATACCCCGAATAATCGCCGATAGAAGCAAGAGCCTGGGCATTTTCTTTTGCCGTCGTATCGGAACGCTCCTGTTCGTACTGCGCCTGCTGCTGTGTCAATTCGTCCTGACGCACCCATTCCTGATACAGCATATTTGCAAGGGTGGCATTTCCACTGGACCGTGCGGATGCGATTTGCGCCTGATAGTCAGCGGCCAATTGCTGACGCTGAAGCGCAATATCCGACTTCGCGTTTGCCTCCTGGGTGTTGATTCCTGTCAAAGAAGACTGCAAGGCGTTCTGTCTGGAAAGCGCAGCCTGCCCGGTGGCTCCGGTGTTCAATCCGCGCGCATTTGCCAGCTCGTTCCATGCGTTTTGATTCTGCATGCTGGTTTTCGCGGCGGCGTTACGGGCGGCATAGTATGTTTCCGGTATCTTTGCCTCTGCACGATCCAAAGAAGAGACATTGTTCTGATAGTCGTTTTCGATTGACGCAAGCTCACCGGCTGTTTCGTTTGCAACCATGTCGTTTATGTAGGATTCCGCAGTATTGGACGTTCCGTAATCTGCGGCTGTCGCTGCTGCCGGCTGCTGTATCTGTGTCTGCGTGGAACCGTCGGCGCTGGTGTTTAGTCCGTACTCCGGTTTGGCCCAAATAGCGGCGTTGTTGATGTGTGCCTGCTCTGCCGCCTTGGTATCTCCGGCCGCCGTTGCCGCCTCCCAGTCCGCCGTATTCTGCTGTACCTTCTGCTTGTCCTCGTCGGACAGAATATCGTACTGTGAACCGAGCGCCATAGTCAGTCCCCCTTATTTGAAAAGAGATACGCTACTGATTTTTGTCTGATTGGAGTGCGAAATTATGTATTGGATATATGCCTTGTAGTTATCCATGGCTCGCCGCCTCATTTGCTTTGAAGTTCTTTCAGCTGTTTTTCAAGTTCAGCAATACGGTCCTCTAGATTCTGCTTTTTATCTGTTTTCAGCGAATCACGGACAAGCGTTTTCTTTTTCTGTAATTCCATACTCAATACCCTCCATATGCCACAGCTTCCACCGTAGCGTTTCCGGTCAAAGCGCACTTTAAATACAAATACGCAGCATCAAACGAAACATCTTGTACGGCATCTTCCGCTGTGATTTCCGTCCAATTGGTGCCATCGTCCGAAAGATACCATGTGATCGTTCCGGCCCCCGGAGTGGTGTCGGCGGTAACGGCGGCGTAAGTGATTGCTTCGGTTGTGGGAACGGAGGACCAAATTGCATCTCCGTTGGCACAGTGTATTGTGAACCACAGATCACCAGTGCTTGCCGACCATACGGTTTTTGCAGCATTTGTATAGATTAAATTTCCAAATGCATATCCCGTACCACTTGAAGTTGACATTTGATTTGGATATTCATCGTTTCCTCCATTTGAAGTAAAGACAAGCGCGTATACAGCATCCTTGGTTATATTGGCATCAGAGAACGTAAATGTGTAAGTTCCACCGGTATTCGTAATGCTTACGCTGCTTGCCGCAGAATAAAGCAAAGTATTTGGAAGCCCACCGGAAGTAGAGTAAATAGCGCAGCTTAAAGTTCTTCCGCTGTCCACACCAACACCACGAGCTACGACAGAAACGCTGGTAACGGAAGTGTTTACTCCAGCCGTAAACGTTTGCCCCACATTTCCATAAGTTGTATTGCAAAACTCAATAGAACCAACGACCGATCCACTGGCAATTCCGGCGAAAACGCTTCCCCCGGAAACGCCTGCGGAAGCAGCAGACGAAAAGTCAAGCAGAGAATTGTCCGCCATCAAATCGCTGTATGCGTCAATATCAGCGTGGGACAGTGACTGTTGTAGTTTCAGCCGAAGAATATTGATTGTGTTATTATCTATGGCGCTTGAAAGAATAGATGCAAGCTTCGCTTTTGTCACATTTCCGTCCAGAATTTTAGCTGTAGTTACGGAATCGCTTGCCAGTTTCAGGGCCGTAATGCTTCCGTCCGGTATTTCACCGGCGGTGGCGGCATCCAGCGCTTCCTTAATTGTCTGTCCGCCGGATACTCCGTACTGATAAGGGAGGTGGACGGCGTCCAACTCGGGAATTAAGGTTCCGTTTACATATGTTTTTAAAGCGTTTCCAGCCTCGTCAAACTTTGACTTCAGCGCAGCGGCAGTAAGCCCGCCGGAGTCGTTCGGCTCGTCGTCCAGCGCGGCTATGATATTAAGATCGTCGGTAATTGTAGTAATAGCCATTCGGATTCCTCCTTATTTTGCGGTTCCCGTATATGCGACGGGAAGAACGTAAGCGAGCAAAGTAGCGGTTGCCGTTGCTGAATTGCTGGAAAAAATCAGTTTAAGGTGCGTGAACTTTTTTGCCTTCAGCCGAATGCGGCTCACCTGCGGCCTCCGGTTTGTTCCAAAACTCCAGTGCGCAAAATCCGCGTTTAAAAATGTCGAGATTCCTCCACCGGAAGATACCAGCTTTTCATCAAAATCTGATTTGTTGTCCGTAGAAATAGAAAGGTACATTCTGCAAGCGGATTCCGGTTTCATGGTTACATAATGAAGATTTATAAACTTGCGCATGTGTTCGTCGCTAAAATACATTGACCCGGATTCCCATAAGCAATCTATCGGTTGTCCGTTGTCTCCGTGGTACGTTCTGGAAAAGTGGATAATCAAACCATCGCTTGTCCCCATGTATACTTCTCCGTCTATGTTCTCAAAACAGGTAGCCGGTATGGATTCATACTTGTACCATAGGTTGTTTTTGTAGCTTCCCCCCGCGTCCGTTTCGTTGGCGTAGGAATAAATAAGAGCCGTCTGCGTAGAAGTGTCTATAATCCAATATTCCCGGTTATAGTTGTCGTCCCATGTGATTACAGATGCTAGGTCGAAGTCTTTCAGCGACTCGGCAACCCGTCTTGATACCAGCTTTGCGGCACGTTCATCCTGTGTAGCCGAACTGTACAGAAGTCCCCAGCGGTACACAGCTTTTCCCTGAACCGTGAACGGGTAGTTGTTTACGAGGCGTACTTGCCCCGCGGGTTCATTCCCTATGTGCTTGTCGATCGCCGCGCAGTAAAATCCCGCCGTAGTGGTTCCGCCTTCCAAAGTCAGATAGTCGTAGTCGATCATCCATGCGGAACCGCCGGACTTAAACGCCATCAATTTGCTGAACAGCCGGATCATGGATGTGATCGGAGTGTTGGCGTCTCCAACGTCCTGTATGTTCAGATCGGGGAAATACTCCGCAGAAGGAAGTCCGGTTTCGTATTCGATCCCGCTGTAATACGCCAGATTGGTTCCGTCGCCGTACAGAAATATCCGCGTGTCGGTAGAACCGTTGTACATTTCAGCAAACCGCTGCGCTAAAATTGTGCTTCTGTCTCCGGTTCCTTTGGTGTATTTGATCTTCACATCATTTGCGCCGGTTCCGGGTGCTGTGGAAAACGTGACGGTGCCGTCAGTCAGATTCACCGTAAAACCGGTTGTTACCTCCACATCGTCAACCAAAACGGTATCCACGCTGTCGATGTCAGTTTCGACCAGCTGATATACCGTGGAATCGGCTGTGGAAGAAAACCATTGCCATTTGCTCCCCGTGAGCTTGTTTACTCCCTGGATTTCCGTTCCTCCGCCGGAAGGATTACACAAAGCGTAGGTAACGGGCACATACCCCGATACGTCTCCGGATGTGGTGCCGTCCCAATATTTGTATTCGTGTCCGTTTTGCATGTACAGTTTTTCGGAAAACGGAAAGAAAAAAGTCTCGGCGTCCGTCATGGTGCAGATCAGCGTTTTTGCAAATGTGGAAAAATCGATGGAATAGATGTTTCCGTTACAAGCAATTACCCATCGCTTTACTCCAGCTACATATCCCGTCCATGAGCCGCGAATGGGATGCCCAGCATCTACCGTACATACGGTTTTGTATCCGGGACGCTTTTGCAAATTCCATTCGGGAGTGATTTTCCAGTTTCGGCTTGCGTCAGCTTCCCCGTCTTTAAGTCCGGTGTCTCCGTCCGCTGCTTCGTTTAAACCGAAAAATTTATCAATCTTGCACAGGTATTCTTTATTGTCCGCCTGTATTGTAGCCATACAATCACCCCCAAGAAACTCCGTCTCCAGTGGAAATGCTGCCGTATAAATTCTCTATATCCTGAGACACGGAAGGTACGGTTGCTTTCATTCTGGCAAGTGCTTCTTCGTATCTCTGCTGGAAAAAGGACGCCTGAACGGTATTTTCAGACAATGCAAAATGCGCCGCCAGTCCGTAGGGAAGTACAGACCTGCATACTCCGTCGTCCAGCGGAATCGATTGAGTCAATGACGTAACTTCCGCAGGAATAGGACGTGGGTAAACGTCTTCTTCCGTTTCGGATTCAGTTACGGCAAAAACGTCGGAAGCCAGATAGCATTCCTGAAGCAATATGTTTAAAACAGGAATAACCTTGTTTTTATATTCAGCGTTTTCTGATGTATCTGCTTCGCCCGTGGAAGGGTCCAGGTTGTCCATGAGCGCCATTGTTTTTTCAAATACCCACTGTGCCGTAGTGGACATACTGCATACCTCCCGTTAAATAAAGGGGGGAGGGGCGGCGGTTAGCCGCCCCTCTGATATTAGCCGACGGTGATTGCGGTGGAGGTTACGGTAGACGGAAGCAGATAGCTTGCTTCCAGGTAAGCGTAAGCCTTTACGGTAGCGGAAGCGGCAAGGGTGAAAGTGCCGCCGGAAGCAATGAGGGTGCGGGTGCTGGAATAGCGGGGGTCGGTTCCGTCCGTGGTGTAGTAGATGGTAGCGCCGGAAGAAGTGACGGAAACAACGCCGTCTGTTCCGGTTTCTGCGATCACGGGCGCGTCATGCACATTGGCGGTAGCCGCGGCTACATACAGCGCGTCGCACTTGGAACCGAGTACAAAAGCGTCGTGATAAAGCATGCCTTCAATCCGAACACCGCAGAGGCCCGGAGGGTTCTTGTGGGTGAAGAACTCAGAGAGCTTCATCGCTCCAAGAGCCGCCTGCTTATGACCGATAATGAAGTACACGCCGGTGGGGAAGTAACTGGTGGGGACCTTGATTACCATCATGTTGTCCACTTCACCGACATGCCCCTTGGCAAGCGCCTTTGTTCCAAGGTCCTGGAGATTGAGAAAATCGTCGCTGCGCTTGAGCGCCTTGTACATGTCGCTGCGGATCAGCAAAAAGCGATTTTCTTCAGGAACCAGCTTATTATCAAGCCACTCGGTGCCGTCGGTAATCTTGTCCACAATGGTGTCCGCTGTGGGAACAGATGCCAGCCCAAGGACTTTGCCAGCTCCGTAGCACAGACGTTTAATACGGTACTTGTCTACCGCAGGATAGAGTACTTCATCCAGCTCTCGCTGAAGAGCAGTACCCGCTGCCTTGCTTCCCATCTGATCGGCGTCGTTGGTCTTGTCGATGGTGAGGGAGAAGGACGGCTTCTGAGTAAGAGTCAGCTCCTGGAGAGTGTTGCCGACTTCAGTGGGGGAACCGAAACGGTCAGATCCGGTTGCGGCGTATGTTCCGAGAGGTACGGTGTCGATAGAGAATACATTGATGGTCTGGACGCCCACAAAGTTATAGTCCTTGTTGAAAAGATTGTCGGTGAAAGATTTCTTGGAAAATCGTTCTGCGACCTTGCTTTCATATTTGCTTGCCATATTCTGAGCCATGCTTGTTTACCTCCTGTCAGTCCGCAGACAGCGCCTCCATAAACGGGTCGTATTTTTCCTTCTTGGACCCGGAAGAATCTGCGCTTCCCGTAGACCGTTCTTTATTTTCTTTGTTCTGCTTAAGCGCCTTGTTTTCGGCGGTCAGCAGATCGTTCAGGTGCTTTTCGTATGCTGTGGCAATAGGAACTCCGGCATTTACCTTGTCCCATACGGATTTAGGTATATCCTTGCTTTTGACTTCGGGATGCAGGGCAAACAGCGCAGCAAGATCTTCTCCGCGCTTTTTTGCGGCTGCGGCAGTTTCCTCCTCCGCTTTTGCCTTTTCCGCTTTGATCTTATCGGCTTCGGCTTTCTCCGCGGCAAAAGCCTCCCGTTCTGCGATCAGCGCGGCCTTTTCCTTTGCGGATTCAGGACTCATGCCTTTCGCCACAAGAAGTTCTATTCTTGTTTCCATGATTACATCGTCAATTGATTTTCCGGCGTCCTTCGCAAGACTCTCCACGAAGTTTCTGCACTTGTCGGTAGTGGAAACTTCGCCCTTTTCCAGAGATTCCAGCTTGGACTTGACGTGGTCGTAGTCCATGCCTTTTTGGGCAAGAGCGATCACTTCATCTTTTCCAACCTGCTTGACTTCTCCAAGATGTTTCAGTTCAAATGTCTCCGGCTTCACTTCTGCGGAGTCGGGCTTCTTAGCTTCTGCATCCGGTTTCTGTTCGTCTTCGGAATCTGGATCGGGCTGCTTTTCCTCCGCCGTCTTGTCCTCGGGCTTGTCCCCGCCGGGCTTCGGTTCTTCTTCAGACTCGGAATCATCTTCGATGTCTATTTCCAGATCACCTATATCGTCGTCCGCTGGTGTCGCGTCGGCGTCGGTTCCCGGATCGGCTGCTTCGTTGAAAAGGTCTTCCATTTGTTTTCTCCTTTCGGGTTGGTGTCCCCGTCTAGAATTTATATCTGAAGGCTGGTGTCGCCTGTCAGCTTACTTTAGCGCCGCTCAACACGGCTCTTTGCAGTTCGGAGTTGCCGCGGATGGACGGAATTGGAATGTTATTTCCACCGCCGGATGGAAGCATTTTGGTATTGCCTCCAGCGACTCCGTTTAGCATTGCGTCCTGCTTTGCCTTAACCGCCTCGTTGATCTTGTCTATCAGCTCCTGCTTCTGCGGGATAATGCCTTCCGGCAAACGATCCAGGTAATCCACAAGCTCGATCTTTCCATTTGTCAGAAGGTCGCCCAATGTCTGTACGGTGGTGATTTCGCTCCAATAGGACGACGCGCCGACATCCAGTTTGATGGAAAGCGGAAGCCTGTTCAGAACGGAGAAATCGAACATTGCAGGCGCGGAAACTCCCGTGCTTTCATTGCGCATCATGGTGTAGCGTTCGCCGTAATTGACCCGCATCAGGTCCATGTAAATGCGTCCAAGGTCTTCAATAGACTGATAGAGCGCGGTTCTGGTCACATCGTGCGGAATTGCGGAAGCCCTTTGGTTTGCCACAAGAGCAGACGTGTTGTAAGCCTTTGCCTCTCCGAGCGCCGCGCTGGTAGCACCCAGCATTTCCTTTACCTTGTCGATAAAGAAATTGATAAACTGGTATATCTGAGAGTCGATAGTAGCCGGATTGATGATAGCCGCCGCATTCCTTACGTCTCCGCCGCCGATTACCTTGATTGCGCCGCCAACACGGTTGTCCCACTTCGCGATTCGCGTTCCGTCATAAATCACTTTGGGAAAAGCGGTGGTTGTCAGCGACAATTCCACCATGGCAAGCATTTTGTTAATGGCAATCTGATCGTCGATCAGCCCGGTAATAACAGCCTGTCCGTGATAACTGTTCGGAATGTTGTCGATGGAAAACCATGTGATCGGGTACAGTTTCAGTCCCGTGTCATATGCTTTGCGGATTATCGTACCAGCGGTAAATTCCTCCGCCATAATGCGGGATTTCCGCACGGACTGTGTATTCCCTATCTTGTCCTGCACTTTTTCCGTGTAATATTCCCGCCAGAATTTCATAACCACCGTGCATTTTCCGCTTGCAAGATTCTGGTGGTAATTATTCGTTTCGTCCGTATCTTCCACAATGGATTCTTCGTCGCCGTCGTACTGCTTTGCTTCCCGCTTTGCGTCCTCCAGCACCATGCGCCGAGCGATCATGATCCAGGGCTGCTTCTGTACCCGTCTGTCGTTCGGGTTTCCAAACACAACCCTGGAATTTTCCACGATTTCGGTTACAATGTCGCCCCTCGCCCACTGTCCGGTTTCAATATCCGGGTCAAACCATGAATACAGGCATGCGTCCCCGTCAACCTCCGCGTTCGTGACGTATTCCCGCAGCAGCGTGGAAAGAAAGTTGAACTCAAACAGCTGTTCAAATTTGCTGGAAATCACGTTCGTTACATACTTCAGATAGGACTGATCCATAAAAACAGTGCCGGAAAACGGGCTTGCGATCATCTTGATGTTGTCGGAAAGAATCGCGGCTATCTGATGCCGAACGATCAGTTTTAAAACTGGAATGCTTGGGGTGGGAAGTCCGTTCGCTTCCACGCCTTCCCACTGTCTGCCTATGTAGAAATTCCGGTTGATGGCTACAGTGTCGTACAAACCGATCTGCTGCTTATACGACATCCCGGATTTATATTCGGCCCACAGCTTTGCGGGATCATTCCTCGTTTCCGGCATCGCTTTCACCCTTCCTTAAAACCGAAGGTTTGTAATTCATGATGGCGGTAAGACCGTCGAAAAATGCCTTTTTCATTTGATCTTCTTTTTGCTGTTCGGCTTTTGTTTTTTCATCCGGTTCGGCAATCGGTTCCGTATTGCTAGACATATTTTCAAATATCTCCCGGATTTGCGCGTCGTTCTTGCGCACCAGATCGGTGAGTTTCGCGCAGCAGTCAGCCGTTTTCTTTTCCGTCTCGTTCATATCAAGCATGAATTCCGATATGTTCTCAATTTTGTGTTCGCAGTCATGCTTGGTAACAAACGAAATGAGACACGCCATTAAACCAACAAACGCCGCAAGCATTCCAAGAATAATCGCAATTACCGAAAGTGCGTAAAGTATCATATTTCCTCCTAGTACGATAGATAGCTGTCGTCCGGTTCTCCGCCCACAAGGTAATCCTCATAAGTGCTTACTGCGTGTCCTGCGCGTTCAATCGAAGGTTCCGGCATTGACTGCGCCTCTTCCGGTTTCATAGTTCTGGACTGGACGTAATACCGAAGCGCGTCGCAGATGTGGGTGATGTTGTGCGGCTCCGTGTCGCAGTCGTTCGGATTCTTTTCCGAGGTTTGCAGCATGGGAAGATTTTCAATCAGCTGCGGACAGTTTGACATAATCTGGAGCATCGGGATTCCGTCTACAGAAGATGGAGACAATGCCTCTTTCAGCATCATCCAGCCCTGTACACGGCTGTTGTTCGCCCGGACAAGCGGAACGCCGTTTTCAAAGAACACGTCCGCCATGATCTTTCCGGTGTCCTTTTGGGTGCTCCACACATCCGGCGGTGCTATCGTGTACGGAATGTTTTCGCTTTGCAGCGTGTGTTCCTTGATTGCGTCGGCGGCTTCACTTACCGTAAGTCCTCTGCCGCCTTCAAGGTCCTTGCCCATCTGGTACTCTCGGTACACATAGGACCGCCCCTTGTAGTCCACAGCCACCCACAATACCGCCAGCATGTCCAAACCGTAGTCGATAACCCGGTAACGTCCCCACCCTGCCGGTATCGGGAACGAGTCCACAACATGTACCTTGGGATCAAATTCCTCAAAAAACTGACCGCCGAGAGCGTTCCAGTCTCCGTCACGGTGCGCCTTGCGTATCTTTTCAGGAAGAAGATTCAGCTGTTTTACATAGTCCGGCGAATGCTCCAGCATGACCTTGTTGTCATATACCGTCGCCGGAATAAACAGGTAATCGTCCGGGTTTTCGTCGTTCTCCGGGTGTTCTTTGTCGCGTCGGAAGTTTCTGTCTATGAATAGCCGCTTTACCCATTGATGCCCGATTCCTCCGGGGTTACAGGTAAGGTAAAACCGCTTGGGATAATCATTGACGGCACGGAGGCAAGCGCCTAATGTTCTGAATTCATCCTCTGCAAACTGCGTTGCTTCGTCGATGAAAACAATGTCATACTCCTTGCCTTGGTAATCGTCCAGCGCCCTCTTATCGTTCAGGTGTCCGAACTTGATCGTGGAACCATTGTAGAAAAAGAAGGTGTAAACAGAGGATGTGTATTCTCCAACTACATCAGGAATCATTCGGCACATCGGCTGTATCAGCATTTCATATAGCTGTGTATACTTCCGGCGCATAATGAGAATCTTGATTCCAGGGTAATTCAAGGCAAGCAATGTACTTTTTGCGATTACGGACCAGGTTTTACCGCCGCCTCTGGCCCCTCCGTAACAGACATATTTGTTTGTCGCTGTTAGAAACCGTTCCTGCTTTGGATTCGGGCCTGTGGATGTAAAAGCAATCTCAACATCCTGTGATCCTCTGCGTGGCATATTCTGAAATTTCTTAGCCGGATTCGGCATAGCCCCTCCACTTTGACGTTGACTAACTTTGACCTTTGTAATCAAAAGAAATGCGGTTTCCTTTATCCCCGCAAGGTATTCGGTTTAAGCGTTCACTACCGACAAGCTAATGGAAGAGAAGGTGGGATTTGAACCCACGGTGCTTTCGCACAACGGTTTTCGGGACCGCCATCATAAACCGGACTCGACCACTTCTCCGCATAAATGGAGGAAGATGCAGGATTCGAACCTGCGGTACTTTCGTACTCCAATTTAGCAAACTGGTGCAATAAGCCTCTCTGCCAATCTTCCATAATAATAAGTAATTGGGGCAATGGACTTCCACCATTGCATGACCGGCATCCCTACAAACGCCCTCCGGTTTTATGAGCCACTTCGGCACCCCGGCAATTATCCGGTCTTATGATATAAGCGTCTTTGAGGTTATCCGATTTCAACGACATTCTTTCAGCCGTATAAGCACCAACGTAAACGCTGGTAAACCCCTTGCTAATTAATTCCGCCACCCAATTACTTTTGTTTTAATACCAGTTAATGGAACCTTTTTTGTTTTTTCTGAAAAATTTTTGGAATCGGGAAATTTCTGAGCGGATGTGAGTCATGCCTCCTACGTCACTCCTGAGCGAAGGCCCCCACTTTTTTCCCTAGGGGGTATGGGGTGGGGTTGCCGGTTTGCCGCCTTGCTATCAGCTATCCCACCGGCAAGCACCTGTCATTATTGATATGCAGTGCTTAAAACATCATTTTGCCAATTGACTTGTGGTATCGCAACTGTGCAGTTATGATACCGGATCAACAGTCAAGTGATTGCAATGCTTTGATCGGTGTCACAACATAGGATTGCAATCATCTGCCGAAATCTTGTGCTTTATCGGGTGGAACACCGAAGTTAAGGTTGACAGTGACACCAGATCCACCCTTACCGGCAGCAACAGCCGCTTTGTCAACCAGGACTGCATAAGAGGTTATGGCCTGTAACCCCGTCATGGATTCTATGACTTTTGGGTCTTCTGCCCTGGCAAGAAGTCTGTCAATCAGCTTCTGTTGTCTCGGTGCTTCCCTATTGATGTAATCCAGGACTGTTTCGGCCTGTTCCTGTTTTGCAGCATCGAGCCTTGCCATTTTGTCCGGATTCTTCTTCTTCATTGACTTGATAATGTTGTAAACAGTTCTGGTTGGTATGTCATATTTTTTGGCAACCATTACGCCATTTCCCGTGATTGCATAATCGGCAACAACAGCATCGCGCATTGCTTCGCTGTATTTGCTACCAGATGCCATGCTGTTGCCTCCTCTGTTATTAATGGTTGTGTTGTCTTGTTGAGCTGCGCCGTAGGGTCACGGCGCTTTCCGTTCACTCGCCAACGACTTGCTTTGCATTGTGTTTTTCGCAAATAAAAAAGCACTGCATGTGTGATGCAATGCTGGTCGGTGTTGTCGTTGTCTCGTTCGCTGCGTTTCCTTTCTTACTTACAATAATTGTGCAAAAAATCGATTTTGTCAACAGGTTAGTTGCAACTATTTAGTACAAGTGTTCTATTTTCTCCGTATTGCACAAATTACTCCCTTATTTTCTGTGCATTTTATGTATTGCATTTGTATATCGTTGTGATATATTTTAAGCATTAAGCACGAAAGGAGGTAGTAAGGGCGTGAGCGGTAAAAAACGAAAAGGCGGCAACAAGACGCAGCCGGACAGCTACATAAATCTCGTTACCGCGCTTATCAATCTAGTTTTAGCCGTCATCCTCTTGTACGAGAAGCTGAAAAGCTAGATGCCGGGGAGGGTGCTTCCTCCCCTGTATATAGAATATCAGGAGGTCACGCCAATGTCAACTATGGATAAAGTATTCTATGTTCTCGTCGTTGTCAGTATCACGCTTTCTGTTGTGAGCATCATAATGCAGATCGCAAGAAGGCCCAGGTGATGTTATGAAAAAAGATACTACTATTCTCGTCCGCACCACAGAGGAAATAAAGAGCATTCTCTTGAAACAAGCGGAAGATAACCGGCGCAGTATGGCGGCACAAATTGAGTGGCTGATATTGCAAGAGGAAAAGCGTATCAAAGAAGGTGATAACAAATGATTTACGGTTATGCTCGCGTCAGCACAACAGGCCAATCTCGCGACGGTAACAGCCTGGAATCCCAAACCGCACAATTAATTGCTTCCGGCTGCCCCGCTGAAAACATCGTATCTGAAGCATATACCGGTACTAAAATGCAGCGCAAACAATTCACAGCCTTGCTTGATCACCTGGAATCCGGTGATACCCTTAAAATCTGCAAGCTGGACCGATACGCGCGAACCACAATTGAGGGAGTACAGACAGCCCAGGAGCTTCTTGACCGCGGCATTAACCTCCACATCCTCAACATGGGATTAATCGACAACACGCCCACCGGCAAGCTGATATTGACCATTATGCTGGCATTCGCCCAGTATGAGCGTGACATGATTGTCGAGCGAACACAGGCCGGTAAAGATGTAGCCAGGAAGCGCAAGGGATACCGGGAGGGCAGACCGCAGACATACACAGAGGATCGCATCAAAACAGCCTTATCCATGCTTGACAACCACAGCTATTCCGAGGTAGAACGATTAACCGGCATATCAAAATCAACACTGATCCGCAGAAAACCGGCTTGAAATATAGCCGGTTTTTTATATTCAACTTTATATTCAAAGCTATTTTATATTCAATTTTATACTTATATTTTCGATATAATTTTAATTGATTCTGGCTATATCGTGCAAATAGAAGAAACCGCCGAAGCTTAGTGCTTCAGCGGTTTTTGCATCAACAATACTTTTTAGCCAGTGATTCCAGCCTTTCAATTTGTTTTTTTAGTTCTTCTAAAGCACTGTCGCCAATGAAATTAGTTTCTTAAATTCTATTCTTTCTTCATTGGTTCCAGCCGCTTCAAGAAATTTGTCAAGTTTATGTTTATATTGAGAACACTCCTTACAAATACCTTGACCCAATACATAATAAGTACCATCAAGATTGTACATAAATGGTATCTTCTTAAACAGTCTATTTTGAATATCCATCACTAAAACTCCTTGCATTAATTTCATAACAATAGCACAATTTTCTACATATTACCACGATCTGATGTTATTTTCAATAACAGGAAGATCAATCAAACCGTCTGTGATATAATTTTTTCATAACATTGAAAGAGGTCATAATATGAAATTATTTTCATGGGCTCGTAAAAAAAACGAAAAAGCGGCTGGGGTAATTTCAATATCACAGGTAGAATTGGAATCAGCTATCGTTTCGGCATATTCAAAGATCAAAAAGATGGAAGATGAAGAATCTAAACTCCGTGGAAAAACGGATATTATGACCGGATCCCTCCAAGTTTTGGTTGTTATATTTTGTATCGCCATTATAGCTTTTGCCTCTATCGTTGGATGGTACTCGGGAAATCTCTTCTACCAAAGCTTAGTTGCTCCCGTTCGTACTTTTCATTTGGTATATTTTCTTGTAGTCCTTGCCGCTATAGGTTATGTCATATATGCCGTAATACTTCTTCGAACTGCGCTAAAAGAGTATGACAGGTCATTTTTAGCAGCTTATCTCTCTTCACTTACATCAATTGCGGCACTGGCCGTTGCTTTTATAGCTTTACAGAACAGTCTTCATTAGACTAATTTACAATAGAATCCCCGGTGGAAATTCACCGGGGATTCTATTGTTTTAATCACTTATTGTACTGGTTTGTTTAGAGCGGAAACAACATCCGTAACTGAACATCCGGAAGCCCGGAAGAGCAATACAATTTCCAATTCTGCCTCTGAAATCTCGGCCATTTTGGGTTTATCAGTTGCAATCGCTGCCATATTTTTCACCTTTCCCTTACCGGCACAAGTTTTGACTGTGCGCCATTTACGTTAATTCTTCAAACTTCTGCTGTTCGACAAATTCCCATCCGTATTTTTTATCCGGGTTTCCGGTAAACGCCTTGAAAAACCTTCTGCTTTTCGGTTCAAAACACAGTCCAACGCTTGCCCTGTCACCGTATGCGCGGTTTTTCATCACGCTCAGTACTGAATCACACCCCTGCTTGGTTGCCTGATCTTCCGAAAGCCTTTCCAGCTTAAACACATTTGCAGCCCGGTTCGTAATGTCAGATATTCCACTTACATCATCGCCGTCCCGTATTTCTCCCTTTCTAGGATGGGCCACGATATGAACATGGCTGTTGAAGCGATTTGCAAACTCAACCAACCGCCCCACAAAGTTTGATTGTTCCCTGTAAAAACTACTGTCTGAAGAAGAGGCGAACCGGGCGGTCATGATATTGTCAACTAGGAAAACAGAACACCCATACCGCTTGTTTGCATACTCGAAGATTCTCAAAATGCTGTCGGCGTCATGTGCCGAATTGATAGACAGGTCATACAGAAACAGCCTTTTATCAAACCATTCGTCCAGTTGATGCCGAGTATGCGCGTCGATAAAATATAGCTCTCTGTCGCTTTCCGCATCGCGCTTGGAAGTAATATGATTGGGTCCAGCAGCCTGAAGATAGAGCCAATCCTTGAACCTTTCGGCTTTCAACTCGCCGGAATAAGCGCACGCCCGTTTACCTTGGTCTACCGCCTCAATGATAATCTGCGACACCAACGTGCTTTTTCCATCACCGCGCTTCCCGGTCCAGATCGACACATCACCCATCAGTGATCCGCCAGTAACCTTGTCAAGTTCTCGGATACCGGTCAGCACACGCGGCATCCTTGTTACATCAATCGGCGTCACTTCCGAAATGTTCAGCAGCCCATAAGCAGGAAGCTCTTTGGAGTGGTAAATGAGGCTTTCAATGGCGTGCATTCCGTGTTTATCATACAAATCGCGCACCGTCTTACAGCCCTTGTAGTCGCCTCCTGCCACGAACAGCGGCAGGTATGTAATCTGTCCCCTGACACCCCCAACGAACTGCTTGCGGCTTTCCTCGTCGTTGGGAACGAGCATTACGAATTGAAACTGCCGAATAAAATCTTCGCACTTGGATAGCGCCGAAAAACCGCATTGATCTTCCTGTAAGCTAACGCAATTCAGTATACAAGACGCGGTACCAACCATTGCGGAATCCGGGTCCTCAAAGAAATAAAGGCATCCGTTCTTGGTGGTTATAAATCTTTCTTCAAAAAACAGATATTCGCTGTATTCCTCGTACATTTATTTACCGCCTTGTATTTTGAGGTTCCTCACGATTACAGCCAAAACATCATGAGCGCACTTATAGGGAGAAAAGAAAATTTCTTCCTCAGTGAACCGTATTACTTCATATCCGTATTTCTGAAGTTGTCTTGTCTTCAGATAGTTTTCATGCACATTCTCCCGCTTGCAATCTGATTGATCACATTCAATAACGTAATTTACCTCTCGATAATCCGGTTGCTTGTAAGCAACCTCAATTAGAAATGCGACATTATATTTTTGGCCGCATACAAGTATTTCGGCTTGTCGCGTAAATCCCAAAACCTCTATTAGCGGATTGAATTTATCTATTGATTCAATACCGAGTCTGTCAATTTCCATCGAAAGCAGCTGTTCGCCTTCACCTTTGCATTTAATAAGCGCTTCATACTGTCCGACTTTAAAATCTGCGGTATTCCCATTAAGAGAAAAGTTAACGCGCTCTGTTAAATGTTCATGGATATTAAAATCTTCAGTACAATATTGCTCGTCCGTAATTGCATAAAAATTTTCCATAGTTCCGTCCCTTCTAAATTTAAATAATATTTTGAAATTTCGCACAAGTATTATCCTTGTAGTCATAGTTCCCATCTAGAATTTTTGCCATATTCCGGTCTGAAATCATCCAGTCAAAATTTGCACTCCATGATTTTGCATTGTTGCCCTTGAGAAAGCTGCTCTTCTCTGCTTTGGTAAACAGGTCATTAAAAACATCAAGGTTTTTACCGTAGTGCCTCCAGCGTGCAGCGATTGTCTTTTTTCGAGCATCCGACAGGGATCGCACCTTCGGATACGATGTACAGATTTTGTTATACAACTTCGTGATTTCTCCGTAAGGGCAAGAAATCTGTTCAACCGCGGGCGTCGGAACCGAAGTTTCCGACAAAGAAGATACGTTAGTATCTTCTAATAACGGTGACGGTGACGGTGACGGTGACGGTGACGGTGACGGTGACGGTGACGGTGAACGGTCCACATGGATGTCATCTTGGACGTCGTTGCGGACATCCATGTGGACGCTCTTTTGGACGTTTCTTTTCTTTCTTTCCCACTCTGTTTTTCGGATACGATCCTGACGTCCACTGTAAAATTGTTTCTGCCAGACGTCCCAGTCATGGAAAAAAAGCGTTCCATCCTTTTCGTTAATCCACCCGATTTCCGTAAGCAGGTCTATGGCCCGATCCGGTTTGATCTTCCGAGAGATCGCGCCGGTGAGGACCGACGCCAGGTCTCCCCTATCTACCGAAATGATCTCCCCGTCCGCAGAGGCGTTGTCCAACCCCCAAAGCCACAAAATGGTGAGTATTCCTATTGCTTCCGCCTCAGAGCAGCCAAGTGCTTTATACAGCCGCCGTAGCTTTGCGCCGCGAATTTGCTGGTGTACCGAAACCCACGCCATATGTACCTCCTTATTCTACCCATATCTCATTCTGTGATTCTACGGATACTTCCGGATGGAGGTATTGGAACTTTAGGCCGCGGATTATCAAAGTACTCTTCAAGTAAGTCCATGTTTATGAGCAATTTTCGCCCAGCCCAAATGCTTGGTATTTCTCCCGTTATAACTTTTTGTCTAATAGAATACATTGTTAAGGCGCTATCCGGGTCCTTAGCTTTAATTTCATGGTACGCACTTTTAATATTGCGCATCCGCATTATTAAAGATTTCCCTCCAATACAATTTTTTTCTCATTAGCAATAGACATAAGAAGGTCATAAACCGGTTGGCGATCCTTTAGTTGCAACAGCATTTGCACAAACCTCGTTGTTTCTTCATCTTCCGTATTATCTGCCGGCGTATTATTTCTCGTACAATTTTCAGCGGGTTCGTGATTCAATCTATTATTAAGCGTATTTGTAAACATATTTGACATCCTTCCACTTTCGCACTATAATAGAGTTGTTGTTTTGATTAGCCATCGGCTGATCGTGCCGTCATCGAGTTGCAGCTCGTTGGCGGCTTTTCTTTTATACGGCTTTTCCATTAACGGTAGCTTCCTTTTTTTCAGTAGAGATTAATATTGCAGAGCGTCACACAGTGCATTAATGGCAATACGATATGCCTGGGATGATTGCAAATTCTCATTTCGGCCATGCCATCCCACAAGTTTCTGAAGGCGGTGTTTGTAGATTACGTAAAGCTTGTCCCTGTTTTTTCTGGTATCATGCCTCGCTGTTTCGAGTAAGCTTTCAAATTCTGGCTCAATCTTAAGAATGTCTGTCAGCGAAGCATTCTTCAAAATGGATTTATTTCTGCTGATATTGGTCTCAGATCTGGTGCGGCTTCTCTTCATTTGGCGCACAAATATATTAATCGCTTCGGCGCTGGTAATCAGTGTATTCGTACTTGTTTTCATATTCATCCTCCTTAATTGTACCGTAAGGCTTCATTTCTTCGCCTTATGGTTACATGCCAAATACATATTGGATCATTGATATTGTGTCTTTCACATGGTTTGAGTACGTTTTTTTAATCCATTCAGCTCCTTCATCTCTCCCTAACGCTTCGAGGTCGGTAAGAGCCTTCAGGGACCCTTTGCCGTATCCGTGCATGGCAATATACTCACAATATTTTTTTATGGCTTCTCTCGCTTTCTGCTTTTTATAGTCCATCCACGCAAAGTAAGTAAACAGAATAACTCCCCGTCCTGTAAGTGCTGATTCCTCCTTTCCATTAGCTGTAATGATCTGGTGGTCTTTCTCTTCGAACTTCCCGTATTGGGCGGATCTTAGGACTTGAAGATTTTCCATATATGTGCCCCCTTCATTTTACTTTTAACTCTGTGCGGTTTCATATTATGGCGGCTGAATATCCTCTGAAACTGTTTTTATTACTTAGTCGAATAATAAATTTATCCCTGTCTTAACAATTTCACAGCATTTTCAATCCTTTTACGCGCATTTTGTGTGTTTCTGTGTCTGTTCAAGATTAAACTTATGTATTGCTCTGTATATCCAGTCATTTTTGCGAGATCTCTTTGTCTTATTCCATTGAGGTGCAATGCAGAAACAATATTAGCTGACCAAATGTCATGCATATCATTTCCCTCCTTTTTTGCAATATTGTTGACTATCTTAAACAAATATGTTTTAATGTTGTAGAAAACTATAAAATGATTATCAACATGCACATAATTCCACAATTCATGGCATATTTGCACAAATTTGTTTAAGAACATCAACTATGTGAGTATAATAATATAGATGTTCATAAACAAAGTCAAGGCATTCATTGACGAAAATTTTGCTTTTTCATATTTTCGTCAACATAAATAAAACCGGGGGAGTAAGCTTGTATGTTTTATGACATCTATAAATCTCTATGTGAAAAAAAAGGAATATCTCCAAGCCGAGCAGCGGAAGAAATGAGCTTCAATAGATCAAGTGTATCCAATTGGAAGAAAAACGGATATACACCAAGGCGTGAAATACTGGTAAAAATCGCGGATTATTTTGATACAACTGTTGATTCCTTGCTCGGAGAAAATGACTCTTCGATACATGAGCATTTTTTTGAATTATTAAAAGATGAAAAATTCCGGGAGCTAGCTGAACTGTTCAGCCAGCTTTCGCCCGAGTCGGCCCGTGAAACAATAAACTATGTACGGTACCGTCGTGCTCAAGAGAAAGGCGGTAAAGGATAAATTCTTTTACGGGTGTTAAATCTCTCAACGCAGAGGCCTCGACAAGAAAATCTTTGAGAACTTCGCTGTTGCTTTTCGACATTCGCCTACCTCCGTATTTTTTGTATTATAAATTGTATGAGATAATTTCAGCCATTTCAAGTACCAGAATAGCAGAAAATATTTGTAAAAGTTTGTTATTTGTGTCATGTTGACAACCCCTAATATGACGACTATGTTTCATCTATGAACGAAACACCGCCTTTTACAAGGCGGATTTCATATATCCATTATACCAGCGAAATCCGCTCAAAGCAAATATTTTTGCCCCTTTTCAATGGGAATATGCCAGAATTAAGGGGCTAAATCTGCTAAAGGATTCGGAAGGAGTGAATCAGTCCAGAAGAAGCCCGGTTTTTCTCCGCCCTATATAAAGTGACAAATCTGAAAATCATCGACCGGCGCACAGTATTGGACAAGCCTTTCACCATCTACGGAGATTTTGATAACCCGCTGTTTCTGGCAAAGGATGTTGCCGAGCTCATAAAACATAGCAACTCCCGCATGATGCTCCAGGGCGTTGACGATGATGAAAAGGTATGCGTAAACAATCCTTACGCATCATCCGGCCAGCAGGAACAGTGGTTCCTCACCGAGAACGGCCTTTACGAAGTCCTGATGCAGTCGAGGAAACCGATTGCCAAACAGTTCAAACGCGAGGTCAAGGCAATTCTCCGTGAAATCCGCAAAACCGGCAAATTCGCAGTAAAACCCCTGTCACAGTTGGAGATTCTTCAGCAGTCCATTGACATCCTCGCCCAGCAGGACGCCAGAATCGCAGAGTTGGAAAACAAAGTCGAAACCGCGCTTGCGGAAAGCGAAGAAAAGCAGTGGTTTTCCAGAATCAGCGGAATGATAAATGTATCCACACGGTTCAGGGAAATCGGAGGTCCCGTAAAAATTGGTCAGATGTACCGGGAGCTTGAAAAATCCGAAAACGTCCGACTTGCATCCCGGCAGAACAGAATCAAAAAGTGGATGCACAACGGCGGCGCAACCGCAAGGGAAATCTCCGCGTTATCGAATCCGAGCCGCGGTGCGCTTCACATTTGAAAACATCGTAAAAATAGCAATCGCGCAGAGCATTTAAGGGGTGAATAATATGCCAAGGCTGCGCAAAACTGCTGAAGAAATTGCTAACTTGAATTTTGCCGGAGAGATTGATAAGCGGAAAAGAATGGAAGAATTGAAAGATAAACATATTGCAGAAGCTGTTGGAGTAAGTCGGCAAACAATCCTCAAGTGGAAACAGAATCCAGAAATCATCCCCGCTGGTAAACTTCGGAGTTTGATCAGATTTCTTAAAATACCACCCGAAGAGATATTGGCATTTTTAAAGTGACTTCGATACACAGGACATGAGGCTTGTGCCTCCACAAAACACAAGGGATAAGCCCTACATACAAAATAGTAACTCGGATTTATATTATTGAGGGTGGAATCCATTATGGCTACAGCGAGACAAAGGGGTAAGGGGTATGAAATCCGCGTTTTCTTAGGTTACGATGTTGACGGGAAAAAGATTTCCCGCTCCATCATGTGGATACCGGAACCTGGCATGACGCCTCACCAAATAGTAAAAGAGCTTGAACGACAAAAAATATTGCTTGATGAAAAAGTGAAGCACGGAAAGGTTTTGGGAGGGAATATTCGATTCGCTGAATTTGCCGAACGCTGGTTTGAAGATTACGCAGAAAAGCACTGTAAAAAGAAAACGGTATCCATGTATCGTGAATTGATGAAACGGATTACACCGGCAATCGGCCATATTAAGCTTGAGAAACTTCAACCTCAGCACCTGTTATCCTTTTATTCTAATCTTGAAGAAACCGGCATACGTAGTGATGTTAAGTATAAATCCATTGATGGATTTGGTGGTATTTTAACGGAAAAAGGTATAAGCAAAACCATACTTGCTCAAAAAGCTGAAGTATCAATTGCAGTGCTTGATTCTTGTACTACCGGAAAAAATGTTTCTGAAAAGAGCGCAAAAAAAATTGCCATAGCGCTCAACAGGGAAATTAATCAGCTCTTCGTCCCGGTTAATAAGGATAAAGCACTTTCATCTAAAACAATTCTCCATTATCATCGCTTAATATCCTCCATATTATCTACCGCCGTAAAATGGCAGGTGATTTACTCAAACCCGTGCAGCCGTGTTGATCCACCAAAACTGGAACGCAAAGAGGCGAAATATCTTGATGAAGTAGAAACAAGACATCTGCTGGAATTGTTGGAATGCGAACCGGTTCAATTTAAAACAATAATCAAACTGCTGATTTATACGGGAATGCGGCGAGGCGAGTTGTGCGGTCTGGAATGGGACGATGTTAAATTTGATAGCCACACCATACATATTGGGCGATCTTCTCTTTATCTTCCCGGATCTGGAATTTATGAAGACACGCCTAAAAATGAAAGTTCGAACCGTGTAATAAAAATTTCATCGGACGCGATTGCGATGCTACGCGAATATGAAAAATGGCAAATAGAACAACGTACTAAACTCGGCGATCAATGGGTGGAGACAAGACGGCTGTTTACGGCATGGAATGGTAAACCGATTCATCCAGACACTGTATCGGGATATTTTAAAAAGTTCATTAAAAAGAATAACTTGCCCGATATATCAGTTCATAGCTTGCGCCATACAAACGCCACTCTATTAATTGCATCCGGGATACCTTTGTCCAATGTCAAGAGTCGGTTGGGACATGCACAGGAAACAACAACGCGCAATATTTACAATCACGCTATTAAATCAATGGACGCAGCCGCGGCTGAAGTTCTTGAGGATATATTATCTCCATCGCGTACACATGAGAAGGAATAA